CATTTATATGTCTATTATAATTAGAATTAAAACGGGAATCGTAAGGCTCATCATAATTCGGATTATTATCATCTATAGAATAACCACTTACTCTATCAACTACTTTTACACCACCCGAACTAGATAAGTCATTATCTGATTTTATTACAATATCTCTTAAATCTTTTAAATGCTCAAATATCTGAGATGGATTCATGCTTTCTAATCCAGTTGAATAATCAAACCTTCGAGCTGCATCTGCTAACAATGCCTCAATAAGTTTTACCGCACCTACCTTAACACCATATTGAGATATAAAAGCATTTACTTCTGTATCCGTAAATGCCGAGAAATTGTACAAAATCCAAATATTACTATTGTCTGCTGGTGCTGCTGTAAAAGTTAAAATACCATAATCTGCACTTAAAACATAATTAGCAGGAGCTACTATAACATCATCTTTATAAACCTGTAAACTTGCACTATCAATATGCTTATGAGATAACTTATAAACCTTCCGAGCCCCATTTCCTTTAAATCTATCATCACCATACTTTTTAATATCTCCTATAGCATTTCTTACAATTTCTAAACTTGTCATTTTATAATTTTAAAACCTTAATTAAATTATTATACAATATCTAAACAAATAATTCACGAATATTATTTTCCATTACTTTAACAGTATTTTCAATAGTAAAATTAGCATGAACCCAATTCATACCTTTAATGCCTTTTTCTCTAACTTCTTTTTGATGATTATAAATATACAACATATAATTTCTTAATTCTTTATAATCAGGGTCAAACATATTTCCAACATTTCCCCATCTTCTAGGAAACCTCATAGCTTTAACTTTTATATGTTTTCTAATAGGATAATTATATTCCTCATTACAATAATCACTCATACCAGTATTATCTGCCAGAATAACAGGCAGTCCAGTTGCCATAGCCTCAAGAGGCGGTAAACCGAAACCTTCACCTCGACTTGGGAATACAAAACAATCTGCATTTCTATATAAATCCTGCATATCCTTTACAGATATATACTTATCTATAATTTTAATATTCATATTACTAGGAAACATTAAATGCCCCAGCGTACCACTATGCGTTTTCAATATTAATTGCACATCTTTCCTACCAGCAAACAAATTCATAAACGACATAATAACCGCACCTGGATTCTTCCTGCTTGTTAAACCCCCTAACATTAAAAACGTAAAAGGTCTATTCTTTCTACTCAAATCCCGTTCCTTAGTCATATCAAAATACATCTTTTTATCAAATCCTAATCCGACTTTCTTAATTGGAATTGTTACTCCTTCTCTTTTAAAAAGCTCTACATTTTGCTTACTTGGTAGCCATAATTGATTTAATGTATTTATAATATCACTTGCCTTACCTGTAATACCACACCAATCATTTGGCTGATTACTAACTTCACCACTTGGCAACTTATCGGTTTCAAACATTGTGAAACCAATTTTAAATTTATTAATAATGGAAGTAAAAGCGTTTGGAAATCCAAAACAAATACCAACATTACCTAATTTAAAAGGCTTATCAATTAATTTCTTGCCTTCTTCTGTGAGATTTTCTCGGATAACCTTAGACGGAGCTAAAACATGAACATCAAATACCTTATTTAATCCTATTGCTAACAACTCGCTTTGACCAGAATAACCTTGACCTTGTGAAGGTGTACCATACCAATTAACAATAATATCCTCCATGAATCAAAGTTAAAAACTTATATGTAGAGATAGGCGGAGAGTTCGTCGCTCCCCACCTACCTTTCCAAATCTAAACGATTTAAGCAGCTATGTCAATCTTAATTGCACCATATTTTCCACCAAGTTTATAATAAGTAGCTCTTCGAGTTACTCCAACTTGACCACCTTGTACTAATCTTCGAGGATTAACACTAAGTGCTTCCATTCTCAAATCATGTTTGATTTTCTCTTGAAACTGAACCTTTGGAACAATAAGATAAGCATAACCTGCTGTTACACCATCATAAGTATAAACTTTATCACCAACTCTAACTTCCTCACCATCATAATAGATTATCTTACTCGGCGACAACATTCTCTGAACTGTAGTAGGTATTCTAGTAAGTTCATTATTAGTAGTACCATAAAATGCGGTTACAATAGCTTCCTCTAATACGAACTGGTCTGCACTATTCGCAAGTATCCAAGTCCCTCTAGGCAATATCTGTAACGCATTTCTCAGAGTTTTCTTTAAATCCGTATCCCATGCAATCAACTGAGCAACTGGTGCATCTTCATCTTCTTGAGCTGTTTTCTGACCTGCAAGTCCACCACCAGTAGTTGTATAAGAACCACCAATAATCGGACTTAAATGAAGGTGATTTAAAAGTTTATTATAATTCTCACCAAACGCAACTGCTACATCCGTAATTTCCCATGTCTTATTATATTCAATCATATCTTGTGTTATTTCGATACCAGCCGCATAAGTATAAAATTTAACGACAGATTCTATACCTGCTTTTAGTGTACCAAACTTAACACTTCCACCCTCCGTTACCCTTAAAAACACAACCTGAACTGGTCCCATTTCCTTAGCTGTTATAAGCTCAGGATATGCCGCATTAACCTGCGTAGTATATAATTCCTTATAAAGCAGAGGCATATTTTCTCGCCCTCTATAAGCATCATAAGTTATTTTCTGAACATAGGCTTTTCCGCCATCTGATGTACTGATTTGCTCTTTAACTTTTACTAAACCTTCTTGCACTTTTTCACTCCAATCTATTTTAATATCTTCTGGACTTTTCATTTCCTTTACCTTTGCTTGAGCAATCTCAGCTGATTCTTTACAAATTTTCTCTAATTCTGAAATTTTCATTTTCAACAATTACTAAAATAAAATTAAACTAATTCTGCTTCAGTTGCACATTGTGGTAGTAATACCAACCATGCAACATTATTCGCATCTTTAGCTTGTGAAACTCTTGCAAAAGGTCTATCAGTATTTGTATTTGATAACGCACCTGAAGTGATATTAATATAAATCACATCTCCTTTACCTGCAGTAAGCTGACCTATATTAACTTGCCATTCTCTTAATGCAATATCTAATGCTACACTATCTCCAGAACTTCCATCTTCACAAATAAAACCATGAAACTTATCCTGATACCATGGAGTTCCCTTCTCTTTTGTAGCCATCAGTGTGATTTGTACTGTCTCACCATCTGAAACCTGATGATTCTTTGCCATGATTACATAAACTAAAATAAAATCAACTAATCGAAATCAGTTCAGAACTCTGATTTTTTATATCTTCATTTTGAGATACTGAAACTGTTTTATCTTTTTGTTCCTTTAATAAAGTCATTACTTCCTCAGTTTTTAATGTTTCCTTCACTTTAGCTTCGATAGCTTCGTTAGTATATTCTTTTAAGTTTTTCATTTCAGCAATAACAATAGTTTTTATAACATTAAATACTGCTGGTTTTTTTACTTTTTCCGATAAAATCTGTTCTGCAATTCTAACCGATTTATCAAATTCAAATTCCTTTACCTTTTTTGATAAGTCTTGAGATTCTTTTACAGTTTTCCCAATCTCATCTAAAATCTTATTCGGTTCCACTTTTAACATTTCCGATATTTTAATTAATGCATCACTTTCTATCTGCTCAACTAGTTTAGGTCTTGCCTTTTTTAATTCGCTTATTTTTACGTTTTTATAATCAACTTTCATATTTTTATCCTTACTAAAATAAAATTGCTCTTTTGATTTTTTCATTTCAGAAGTTAAATACAAAATACCTGCCTTATCTTGTACTCCTTCATTAAACTCTCTAGCCCAATCAATACTATCCAGAAAAAACTCCTTTATTATATTTATGTTTCGAGAAAAATCTCTAGTTATATTTGCCTTCCCAAAAACAGAAACTGCAAAATCCTTCCCAACCGCAACTGCTGTTCTTAAATAAGTTCTTAGTTTTTTAGCAGTTGGCAAGACGTATCCTTTTATAAATAACCTTGATTTATCTTTAATATTTTTAACACCAGCTCCCAGCCAAATAATCATTGGTTCTGGTGTAACATCACCTTCATCACCATCCTTGACGTGTCCTTTATATAAGTTGGGTTTTTTTAGCAGAATTTGAGTTTTTATATTTTCCAAAACTTCCTTGCTATAATAATTTCTATTTCCCGATATAGATTCGTTTAATGCCTCTACGGTTACAAACATAGGATTATTATCCTTTTCAGTTAATTTCTTTATATCTATATTCTTAGCTAATTCTATATCAAGTTCACTATCCTTTGCAAGTTGTTCACTAATACGAATTTTACTTGTATTATAAAACTTTGCATTTGTAATAAAATCTTTCTTCATATTTAATTAAACTTATTTTAAGTCTATACCGCTAGTAGCAAGAAGGCTGCCAAAACCAATACGTTTTAATTCAAGAAAACAAGACCGAGCATTTACTAATTTATTATTCTTAACTAAAAAAGTAAAATCTTTTATAACATCCTCTCTTGATAACATAAATATTCTAGCTCTAAATTGCATTAAATTTAACTTTCCTTTAATATCAGAAATATCATATCTTGGCTGAGGTGGAATTTCCATCTTTATCCGTTTTGTCTTTTTTACCTTTTCAACTACCTCTATATCATCTTCATTTTTTAACTTTTTTATTCTTTTTGGATTTGTCTTTATCTTCTCCTGACTCCCCTGTTCCTCCCTCAATATTGTTTTTGATTTCTCCATTTTTTTTATTATCTAAATTTAAATCTTGTTTTTCGATTTTTAATAAAGTTTCGTCTATTATACCATTTTTACAAATAATACTCACCTCTGCTGGACAGGTGCTATAAGGGCATGTAGCTATTAAAGAATAATCACTTCCAATTATCTGAAATCGCTGATTAGACCGTTTAATACTTACCATTCTAGTACCTGTAATATGAGCTATAATACCCTCACAACCTTCTCTAGGACATAAGATTCTTTTTAACATAAATATATTTTAATAATTTAATTAGAGTATAAACTCATTGACATAATATAACAAATCTCCAAACTTTATTCAAGCAATCCAGCAGACTCTAAAATCTTATCTGAAATATCTAACTTTTTATACGCTTTATCAAAATACTTTTTAAATTCTTTGTGAAATACCGTAATTGTATATATATCGCATTTACAAAACGGATGCCCAAATTTCATAATCTCATCTGCATCACTATAAACTCCAAAACCTATACCTTCCTCATGTGAAGCCCAATCATCACAAATATCTTTTTTGGGGTGCAAAGGACTTAAAACCCATCTCCAACCAACTACAAACGGACAATCTTTGCTTGAATCTACAACTGCCCAACGATAATGATTTGTTAATTCAGTTATAGCAATTCGATATGCATTAAAATCAACTGCACCTGCTGGTACATTTTCAGGTATATATGAAATAGGCATATCCTTATCTGCCCGAATAATTGACCAAGGTGATACTAACTTACTTCTTCTATCAGGTGAAATATATTGCTCGATTTTATTTGCTAATTCCCATGCACTCCAGCCTTCCTCTATACCTTGCTTAATTAAAGCTTCAACTGTTTCCTCTGCACCATAAATTAAAGTCTTAATCCGTTCCTCAAGTGTTCGACCATCTTCCTGTTCCAAATTATAATAATAAATTACCTTCCGTCTCAAAATATCATTTACAACATCTAAATACTCATACCATTTGTCAGGTAAAACTTTTGGAATATCTAATTTAGTAAACTCATTTATATTCTTAATAACGCCTGCCTTAGCTAATACATGACTATATTCAGCAATTTCTTTTTTAGTTTCATTGTTTGTTTTACTAATTAAATAATGAATTTCAGATTTACGGAGTTCAAAATTACTTTTAGTTTTAATCTTTTTTGAAACACTTGCTAGTTTTTTACCAAGCGATTTATAATTTCTATTAATATCTGAAATTATATTCCTAATCGAACTACGAACTTTTACAGGTAGAATAGACTTATCAGCCATTATAAATAAAACAAACTAATAATATCGAAACTAGTACACTAAATAATATACAGCCAAATAAGCAAGTCAATCTCTCAGACGAAGTTCCTATTTCTTTTATCTTTCTGCGAATATCCGAATCCCTAGATAATCTATCCCAGCCATTAATTTTATCAGGCAGTAAATCATCTATTATTTTTTTACCTCAATCTTTCTTTCTCCTAACGCATATTCTCTATATCTCTTGATACCAAACCAGATAACATTAATACCAACACCTATATAAGGAATTAAAGCAACCCAAGCAGGTACATTCTCCACATACGATACTTCAATAATTTCTTTTAGTAAAAGAAAAAATGCAGATACTCCAGTTGCTGGAATACCACTCCATCTCAATACATCTACCATATCCCAAAACGTACTTAACGCTATTTGTCTTTTTTCGGAGACTTTATTTTCTGCCATATATCTTTAATAAAATTTAAAATATTATCAAAAACCTTACCTTTACCTATCTGAGATTTAATCTCTATTATAGCTTCCTTTAACATTTCAGGATTACGGTCTTTATCTTCCAAACCAATTTCCTTATAAACGCTAGTATATTTATTATTTATATCCATAATTTTATTTTTCAAATCCTCCTGCATATTTTCAATAATCTGCTCAAACTTCTTTTCATTTATCTGATATTTACTTAAATCTTCTTTTAATTTTTTCATTTCAGTTGTTAAATCCGAAATTGCCTGTTCTAATCTATTCATATTATTTTTAAATTGAAAAGTTAAGTCAACATTATTATACAACACTTTATTAGCAGCGTCATCTATAAACTTATCTAACGCCTTAGATTCAGAGCTGTAAGCCCCTAATTCAGTGTCATTTCGATATACATGATATAGGTTATCTTTTTGAGGTTCAATGACAGGCGGGTCTATTACCAGAGGCTTATAATTATTCCAATTGCCTGGACAGGCAGTTGCATCTGCTAAATAATGCGGAATCATTACATCCCAATCTTTTAAAAGAGGTAACCTGCTATCTTCCTGATAAACCAATTCTTTAATTAGCTCATGAATAGACCTTAGTTGTGCATTGTTTGGATTTACATTTACAAAATTACCCACTATTGCTATTCCTATACCATATACATTTCCAAGCCTTGCAGGTACTCCCTTACAGCCCTTTAAATTAGCTGTATGATATCCTATCTGAATTAAATCTAGCGTATATGCTACTTTTGCATAACCATTTATTTCCTCACTACTAACAATAAAATTATACCCGATGCTATTAAATTTTCTTATATCAGTATGCAGATAATGAACATACCGAACTTCCTTATCCAGATTCTTTTCTTGATTCGTAACTGTATGATGTATAAACAAAGTGCTAACTTTATTCAAATCTCTATTACCTCGTGATATATAACCACCTTTTAAAAATCTATAATCAAACCAAGCACCTTTTTCAAGTAGTTTCGGAACATTAAATTTAAAATCACTCATTTCTTTTTCCTCCTTTCCTTATATTCTTTTTCAAACATTTTTCTCGTTATATTCGTATCTACATTTTCCTCATCATAATCAATTACCTTATCCTCTTTTTTTATCTTACTAATACTTGCAAACTTTTGCTTTTTCATAAATTAATAATAAAATATTATTTATTATATTTCTTTTCTATCTTATTCAAAGCCTTATCAACTGTAGAACCTAGCTTAGCTAATACTACAGTCATCTCTAATATTGCCTTATTCAAATGGTCAAGATGATTGCCTAATAACTTCGCTAAAAAGCAAACCATTGCTATTAATGCTAAACTAACACCAACACTACCTGCATCTGCTAAAGTTTTAAAGTCTGGCATTGTATTATCAAAATAAATTAAACTTCCTCACCTTCTCCTTCAATCGGAGTTTGTTTCCCCTTATTTGAAGTTTCCTCTTCCCGAGCTACTCCTGCTGGTTTAAACTGAAATTCCTCCATCCTATCTTTAGCCTCAGAACTTGCCTCACTAACTTCATCTTCAACATCTGATACATATTTACCAACCTGCAATATCTCTGCTTTTGTTTTATCAGTTACTAACCCCATACTATCTAAAGTTTCAACTAATCTTATACGTTTTTCCATATCCTCGTCAAGTATCGAACCCCAAATAATTTTTATATCTCCAACCTCAACATCAGTATTTCCATTTATACTCATATAATAAATAGCCGTTTCAACTAACTGTTTTATAGAGGTATTAAATTCTTTCTGTTTCTTTTTAGCTTTCCTAACCATTACAGGCATCTGCTCACTAACACTCGCCATTGAACTCTGAACTGCTGTTCCAAATACAAACTCAGGTACTTCACTCGCTTGAACTATTAACCAGAATAAGATATTTAATAAATCTTTAGCACCTCCAACACTATCATAAGCACTTAACATACTGATATCAAAACCCTCACCACCTACTATAACCTTTTTCGGGTCTAACTTCAATTTATATTTTTTCTCCACATCATCCCAGACACCATTCTCACTCAAAAAAGTACCCATATCTGTAACTCCTTTTATTATCGGCATACTTACAGAATTAAATACATTATTTTTTATTGCATTATCTAATACTTGATGATATCTGAGAAATAAATAATATAAATTCCTATACTCACTCTCACCATAAATACTCTCCTCATCTAATTCATTCGAAAATTGTATAATCGGCAAAGGTCTTTCCTCTTGAACCACATCATTAAACAAATCTTTAAAATCATCAACTAAAGCTAAACTTTCATTATTAAAACTAGGATTTTCATACGGAATATTAGTATCTTCTCCATCAATTTTTACAACTGTATGATTATTATCTTTATCTGTTCTAACAGTAACTACATACGGAGCAAATTTCCTATACATTGTTTTATATTGAATTTTATTAATCTTAGAACTATCCTCACTATCTGTTTCATAAACTACATTATCTACATTATAACCAATCAAATCGGTATAATCATTTACATTCACAATCTTAGTAACATTTTCAGGTCTTAATCTAATTACAGGTGCATTAAATTCATTCTTAATTAAAATATAACCATCACCTTCTGATAATGCTTTCTGTATCACCTTAAATACATCTGTACTATTAGTGTCTATCCACTGATTTACATAATCCTCATATTCATCAAAACTAGCATCTTCATAATTTACTCTAGGCATTTCATTTAACATAAACGCAACAGTAGCATTAACAATAGCTTTTGAAAATGGTGAAGATAATAAATATTCCTCACCATAACTATTACCTACCTCATCAGATATAACACTTCCTTTATATAAAGCTCGTGCCAGAAAATAATTTACCCTGCTTTCATCAACAGTCGGACTTAATGAAAAAAAATTGAAATAAGTTTGAAGCCTATACGTTAAATCGCTTAATAAATAATTCCTATTAATAACCTTCATTTCAGAAACTCTTTTTAATACTCCTCGAACACCTTTACCTAATCTGCTATTAACAAAACGCTGTGATATATTCATATTTTTTCAAAATTAAATAAATTAGACTCAACCTCATACTCTTCCTTAGAAAATGTCATTTCAAGTTTCCTACCTGCTGTATTCGCAAACCATAAAGCCATTACAGTATCTTCCGTATGCTTGTCAGGTCTATAAGTAATTAATCCATCACATAAATATCCTACATTATCCTTTGTCCTAATATCACTAAAATCCGAAGGAAACACAAACTTTTTATTTTCTAAAAGAACTGCAATCGAGTTAATTCCTAATAACGGGTCATACTTCTCCTCTGAAGTTATAAACGATTTTATAGGAATACTAGTATATTCCTTCATATCTTTAACCAAAGCTGCTTGATAAGCATTGCTTTCTACCATTATAACAGAATGTTTAAACTTTTCAAATTTATCTGCTATTAATGCTCTCTGCTGGGAAGGCGTTAATCTCTCCCTAACTATATCAAGTACAATACGCTTACCACTAGACACTTCTATTGCAAGAGTAACAAAAGCAAAATAATCAGCAGTAATACTCTGACTAATAGCCAAATCGACACCACCAACTATTATAACTCTATCAAATGGATTTTCTGCCTCATTCCATCTATCCCATAACTTATATTTACTCCCTGCCAATTTAGCATCTTTAACCCAGGAATATTTAATCAAACTTGTTTCGTCATCACTAACTTCATTTTGATAAGACATATTAAAAGCTAATCTTCCATAAGTAGGACTATCCCTTTTCTTTATCAAAGTATCATAAGAATATCTTTCAGGCCATAAAACCTCTTGATTATCAAAATCCAAAATAGCTTTATATCTAACTCTTATATCGTTAGTCGGGTCTGCCATCATTTCCTCAATTAAATCAACAGGATGCCATACCGTACCCACAAAAACTAATCTACCATTAGGAACTAAAATAGGCAATAACACTTTATTGAACCACTCCTTAACCTTTATACGCTGTTCCTCTGTACGAGTATTTTCAAGCCTCAAAATATCATCACAATTATGAACATTAAATCCGTTTGCAATATATGAATTATCGCCCTCAACTTCAAGATTATATATATACCTTGTATAATTTTCTACCTTTTGAATATTCTTAATAACATAATCATTTTCCGCAATAGCTCGTATCTTATTTGCATCTATAGAATTAACATATAACCGATAACTATTCGCTTTACCATATGTCCCTTGTAAATTCTTATAATCATATAAACACGTAGCAGAAATACCGATTGTTTTTAACAAACCAACAACACTATTTCTTAGTTTCTTAGAGGCACTACTAAATTGAAAAGCTCCATTTTTACAAATATGAGCATCGCCCATAAATAACCCAAACAAAAAATTAGCCTTCAATATATCATTGAATCTAAATACAAGTTCAGGTAAACACTTAGTAGTTGCGTAACTACCAAAAAGATAACGTAACGTATGAGCAAATCTACTAGAATAGAATAAAATACTGGTAGCCCACTCTAAATGTCTATCAATATAAGACTTGCCTAAATACCTTTCCCCAACATTCCTTATAAATTTTATATATTCTTTCTCTTTACTATTAAACGTAAAAGCAATTGTATTGTTATTTTTAGTGCATCCTTCTGCAACATAGAAACCTAACCATTTAGCAAAACTCTCATAAATCTCAAAATCTTTAATCCTCTTCTCGGCATTATGATATCTTCCTTTGGGAAAATGAATACAACTTCTCTTTTTACAAAAATGTCGAGTAAGTCTATCCCCAATTTTTAAATTCTTAGCCCTAATCCATTTACCACCAACAAAGAAAGGGTGATTTTTTGTAACTACTACCTTCTGATATTTCGTACAAATTTTCAGCATATCTCCACAAAACTTATGTCTATACAGCTTTGTAACTCTTTTAAAATTTCCTAGATGTGTTTTAACCATATCACCAACACATACATCTCTAATCTTCTTACTTCCATCCTTCAGTTCAATTCTTGTATAACCTGGAAAACATATCAATATATCAGCTCTACGAGATAAAATACTTCCTCCAGCACCAACGGCCGAAATACTAGCATCCTTATACTTAGCTATTCTTTTAACAGTAATTTCATTTTGAGTCCATATATCAGGATACTTTGGAATAAGCGTACCCAATTCATTAATAAGAACATCATTTCTTTTCAAGTGGTCTTTAATTTCTCTCAAAAATGATTTTGCTTGAGATGATGTATTCGATACTAATACAATTCTTTGATTTGAATTTCTATATAATTCCCAAATAGGATAATGAACTGTAAATTTTGTGCTTTTCGCACTATCTCTTGGAGCTTCAATAACAATTCGATTATTAACCTTACCATCACTATTCAATATCAACGTATCAGGCGAAAATTCTTCTTCATCAGAACTCAACTTCTTCTGAATTAAACGATTTTCAATAATTGCATTCCATTGGAAATGGTGTATTCCATCTCTTGACCAATCAGGCGTATAACCACCCAAATAATAAGATGAAAACACACCAAATGAATCATACCAAGATTTAGAAACCAAGTCTTTTATAGTTTTTAAAACATAGACCCTTTCGTTTTCATTAAGACAACTCAGAACTTGCTCCGCCTCTAGTGGATTTTTTGTCCACAAGCTCAATGCCATTTGCAAACATTCTTTTGATACGTTCTGCAAGTTGTTCGTATTCAAAACCATTTTCGGCACTAACCAATTGTCCTTTATCATCTTTATTATCTTTTAAAACTATTTTAGCAAAATAACTTTCAGTACTTCTCAACATACCATTATCCCTCATCATTTTATCAATAACTACACACATTTCTCTAACCTCCTTTTCCCAGAATAATAAACTCATAAATGACACTTTTGCATTTTTAGTAGAACGATAATATCCATCTAGTTTTTTTACCATTTTCTTTAATCTAGTTACTGATATAATTAACGGATTCCACTTACCATACAAATCCTTTCGCAATTTAGATATAGTTTTACATAATCTATCTATAATATCTTGAGTATTTATATCACCAACAAGCTTACTAGCCGCCTGAATAGCCTCACCACCAAAATACTTCTTCTTATATGTAGTAATAGCCCATCTACTCGGATAAGTTTCTAATACTCCATTTGCCTCTTCAAGCAAATTCGGAAACTCCTTCTCTAACGAGCCAACAATAAAATTAACAGTTTTCCCTTTACCTAAACAATCATCTATATAAGCTCTAGCCTCAATCGGCAAAGCGTGAACTGCAGTTTTAAATCCAGCCTTACGAATTTTACCTATCTTTCGAGCAAGAGTCCTATTCTGATAAGGAAATCTCCCCTTTTTTCTACTCATAAACTCTAAATTATAAAATTATATCACACTTTTTATCAATTTCTGCTGTTTTTTAATTATATTCTCAATAATTTCATTTGAATTTATAAGATTATTTATATTCCTTTTTTAATTTTATGTTTAAAATTAAATTATAAATTAACTAAATTATCTACTATTACAAAATTCCTCTATATTAAAGTTCTTCTCACTACCTTCTACATAGTGCATTTTACAACTCTTTTTATCTGGCGACATACCATTACAAAATAGAGCTACTCCAGCCTGACAGTGCATAGTACAACCAATAGTTCTATCATCAAAATTATGTTCTCTATCTGGGTTATACCATAACTGAATATTATCTACCTGAATATTATCTTCAACTACTACATCTGCATTAACACAATCAGTCTTAAATACTACAACTCCAAAAATCATACCTAAACCAAAAATAACAAGAGAATAAACCATAAACGAAATACTAGAAAACCTAAGTTTTTTCATAATATAAATTAACTAATTTTAAATATAACACACGCTTTTTTATAACTATTTATTCTGCAATTCAATTTATTACAGAAATGCTTCTTCTTTAAATAATAACTACACTTCAAACAATTCTTTTTTTCGTCTCTATATACATATCGTTTAACAATCTTACTACCAAAATACTCCTTAATTATTTTTACGTTTTCCCAATTTACTGCCATGCTTATTTATACCATAAATATACTTTAAAAAACTCAAATTCCTTTTCTTAAAAATTAAATGATTCCTATAAATTCCTTCTTCACTAGAATTGCCAAAAAATGATTTATTGTGATAATGATATAACCAAACACTACCATCATAAACAACCTTTTTACCTAACTTTAAAATACTACAGCATAAATCACAATCTTCATAATAGCCTCTACCATAACAAGTCTGAAATTTACCAGCTTTCTCAAAATCATCACTTCTCATTACCATACAAGCACCAGTTACAAAATCCACTTCCTGAACTTTACAATAGCCATTATAAAATCCAGCTTCACCTACCCATCTATGTCTAGGAATAAAATCACCAGACCAATCTATCATAGAACCACCATGCTGTATTTTACAATTATCAAATAATAATCGAACTCCTATAATTCCAATTTCAGGACAAACCATAAGTCTAGAAACACAATCATCCCACCATTCACTTTGACTAACTGGAACTTCAATATCACTGTTTAAAAAACAAACAAAGTCAGTTTTAACTTTACTAAAACCTCTATTACAACTCTTTGCAAAACCTAAATTTCTACCATTCCAAATTACCTTAATCCTACCTTCATTCTCACTAATATCCTTTAAATACTTTCTAGTTTCTAAATCCGTACTACAGTCATCAACAATTATAATACTCGTTATATTTGATAACGAATCAATACACCTTTTTAGATAAAACTTCTGATTAAAAACTGGTATAACAACAGTTAAATCATTAACATCTGCACATCTTTCAATATATTTACCTTCTATTAATTTATTCATATAAATTATATTCTCATTTCCAAATCTATCCCAAGTAATATTTCTCAATATATTAGAATCAAACTTATTATTTAACTTAATATTCAGATAGTTAATTACATCTTTATAACTATCAATAAATTCAACATCACCATACCTACCCCAAATCTCACTATTTCCTATATCCCTTGTAATTAGTTTTATACCAAGTTTAGCTCCTTCTAACAATGGAACTGGTCCTCCTTCAATTTTACTCATACATAAAATAAAATCCATTTTCTTATAATTAAATAAAGACACTTTATCGTCAATATAGTCAACAACTTCCATATTAGAATTACTATTCAAGTAATCCCTCAAACTTTCCCAACTATCATCTCCCACAAATAACCAATGAATATAAGAAGTTGATTTTAATATTTTCCTCAAATCGCTATCACCTTTTCTGCCACTTTTATACCTTCTGCCAATTACACCAACACAAACTTTCTTTCTATCAAAAATATCTAATCCTGCTGGAATTAACTGCTGTCTAAACTTAACATTCGGTTCATATCTTTTAGCCATATAAAGACCCAAATCAACATTCTTTTCCGACACCTTCCAAACCAAGTTAAGATTAGAATCAAAATGAGTATAAAAAGCAACTTTTAAAGTATCCACAGGACTAAAATAACCATAATTCATAAAATAATTAATATCTGCACTTGGGTCTATAAAATTACTAAGCCTGCCATCACAATTACTTAATATCTCCTTTGCCATTCTATTAAATATCCAATTATCTTTTTCAGTAACTATATTTACATACATTACTTTATAGGTATCATTTTAAATATTAATTCCTTAGCTATATCAATAAAACCTTCCAAAATTTGCCATTTTTTATCAGTATAAAAACTATATCTATTACCAAAGTCCGTACTCATATCTAAAAAATCAAAACTATTAATATTAAAAGGTCTGAAATGAGTAGGGTCTGACCAGCAATGCTCACTATCAACTCCAGCTACTCTAATACATAAAGTACCATTTCTTTCTAATATACGCCAGCACTCATTAAAAAATCTAGGAAACGGTTCTCTTAAATGTTCATATACATCATAACACTTTATTTCATTAAAACTATTATCTAACCACGGATAAGGATATACATTCAAATCCCAAGCCTGTTCTATCTCTGCTCTATGATACCGAATATCATGATTAATCCAGATTTTAGTATCCATTATTTTATTGCCAGCACCTAGATTTATTTTCCTTTTCATAATAACTCCTTTCTAGCTAATTCTCTTTCTCTATTATATTTACCATCTACCTTAGGCTGATTTAAAGAATCATGAAATATAACCACATCTTTAATCATACCAAGTAAATAATTCTTCCTTTTTGCAATTTCTATAATACCATTAAAATCCGAAAAACTATGTTTAGACCTATTAGAAAAATCAAGTTTATACTCAAGCCATAAACTTAACGGAACAAACCAAAATCCCCCTATCGAATTAACATGATAAACTATTTCATTTAAAATTTTAACAGGATTATAACCAATTAAAGGCTTAACTAAACCTCTAATCCTCGGACACAAAACACATTTATCACCTAATTTATTACTTACTTCTAAAGTTCTTAATAACCAATTCTCACTTTCGTAAATTACATCATTATCAGTACGAATAATATAATCATAATTACATAAAGTCTGCCATAATTGATTTTGAGCATATATAATACCCATATTCTGATTATTCAGAATAATACCTTTAAATTGTCCAGAATAAAACTTCTTTCTTAGCCATAAAGACGTACCATCATCTGAACCATTATCTACAATATAATGGTCAAACTTAACACCAGCTTTTTCATACATTGTAGAAAAACACTTTTTTGTAAATGCTAACCTATTCCAAGTTAGAGTATAACAGGCAATTCTAGCCATTACTTCTTTATTGAATTACATATAAAATATTTATTGAATAAACAATCTACACTCAAGATTTCAAGAACATTTTTATACCGTTCCCAAATATCATTTTGGGTTTTAAAAAACCTAACATGAGCTGGGTCATCAAAAGTCGGTACACTAAATATAAACTTAGTACCACTTTTAATAAAAGAAATAATCTTCATGTCATCGGTATGCTCTAACACCTCAGTTGCAACTGCTATATTATAATTCCTATCATAAACTTCCTCATTTAAAGCATCTTTAACTTCAAATATACAATTAGCCAAATTTCTACTCTTAGCTATCTGAATTGCAACTTTACTAAAATCAAAACCATAATATTTAAAAGAACTAGTATCAAAAGTATCTGATATTAAATGAGCAAACTGACCAGTACCACAGCCTATTTCAAATATATCCTTAATATCAAAACTTTCTACAATATCCGCAGCCAAAACCCAGACCTGTAAAAAAGGCGATTTTTTATAACAGCCTTTATAATATTCATACTTATCATAAATCTCATCATAAAACTTACTCTGCCTTAATTTACCCATTTTTTTTTACGAACTAAACTACGATATAAACTGATTAACTTTTTACTCTGCTCTTCCCAACTCGGTAAACATACCCGATTCCATTGCTCTTGAACTGCTATTTTAATCCACAACTCTATATTATGAATATTATCAGGTTCGCAATAAGCCAAACCTTCATTTCTCAAATTAACAAAAGTATTTTTACTTACTATAACATTACAGCCAGAATTAATACCTTCATAAACTGGATTAGGAAACGGGTCATTTAAAGAAGGCTGACAAACAACCTTAGCATTATTATAAACTTCAGCCAATTCCTCATGACTTAAAAATTTATTCCTGCACTCAATATAATCCTCGCCAGCCTCTTTAACATTTTCCAACTCGTTTACATGAAATCCTGAAGAGCCATCATATCTACCTGCTGAACCAAATATATATCCTTTAATTCGCATTTCCTTTAACACCTTAGCAAGTAGAACAAGATTTTTTCGTGGGTGGTACTCATTTACTACTGAGATAACTTCAAATTGCCTGTTTTTCCACTCTGTAGTATCTTTAAAAACGTTTGAAACTCCATTAATGAAGTATAGTGTATTATTTCCCCATATACCTATATTTAAGTAGTTTTGAATTGATTTTTTCTCTTTAATCGAATACATAAGCAACATATCACTACCCAAAATCATTTCCTTCTGCTTTTCTTTATTTAAATCACTATCAATACTAAAATTAATCGTTGATAATACAAAAGGCTTATTATTCTGTTTAGCCCAGCTATAAAAATAATAAGACCAAGAATAATTCAAATTATAAGAATGGACTATATCTATATCATCAGTTAGAACCGTATCAGGGTCTGCAATAATAACTTCATGCCCAAAACTTATCAAAGCCTCTGCAAATTTGCCTACTTTCATGGAATCGCCTCCTTTCCATGTTAATTTCCGATTACCAAACAGTATTTTCATTTAATACAAATAATAGATTATTTTCTCTTTTTTTTCTTTTTCTTTTTAGTTTTATTAATGTAATACCACTTGCTTTTTCCTTTACATGCCATCTAATTAAAAAAACTAATTTAAAATCTGTTTAATATTTAAAACTTCTTCATGCTGTTTCAAAACATCTACCAAATCATCTACATAAGCTCTACTCAAAACAATCAAATTATTCCCTTTTCTCAACCTCATTATCTGACCTTTCTCATCGTTCAATATACAATAAACACTTAACCTCCGCCTAAGCAAAACTAATAGTTTAACAAACTCACCTTGTTTTCTTGCAATTATTATATTACTCATTACAAAATTCTATACAATCTTTAACATAAGGACAAGTATTACAAGCACTACTTATATTCGGATAAAATACTCCATTCTTAATGCCTTTCCAAACTCCAATTAAATGAGCCTTCATTCTATTTATATTTTCCATATTTATATTAATTCTATCAACACCAAATGCCTTTTTATCATTTATACCTATAGCTCTGTTCGATTTTGAAAACCAGTGAATCTCAACTTGTCTAGGCAAACTGCCATATTCCTTTAAATACCAAAGTGAATAAATATATACTTGCCAGATATTAAAACTTCCACCACTACCAAAAACCGTCTTATAATCTATAAAACCTGCTCTCAATACACAATCTATATAACCTATAATTGGAATATCAACATCAGGTAAATTCAACTCAAATCTTTTCTCAATTCCTATAACACTATTCTTATATGTTAAATAAACCGATTTTGCATATACCTCTAAATTCCATAAAAGAACTGAAAAAGAACTTCTATCCGTATCACTTAATTTATCAATATCTTCATTTAATAATTTCCTTGCATATTGAATTGCATCTTTAATCCTGCCAGTATTATGTAAAGTTTCTAAACCAGCATGGAACGCACTACCAATACTATAATAAGATACAAATTCCTCTTTCTTCCTGCCCGCTACATAATCGAATTTATATTTCAAACTACAAGTTTCGTATAAATCAACTTGCGAATAACTCAAATGTTTTTGCTTATCTAATTGACTCCTCATAAAACAAAACCTCGTTTTTTAAATTTATCTGGAAAATCCTCAATTTCCTGATTACACCTATTATGACAAGGAACTAAATTATTAAAACTATCATCACCTCCTTGACTTCGCTTTTTTAGATGATGTAATCCCCAAGGTTCTTTGAATAAATACTCTGAGCATAAAACACAACAATTACTATACTTTTCACAAATTTTCTCGATTTTCTTCTTATTCATTAACTACAAGACATACTCAATTTTTTAGCTGATTTTGATATCACATTAACTGGTCTATCTTCTTGCACTACTGGTTCTAATATCATTCCTGCAATTTGCGAATACTTAAAATAAATCTTTTTATTATCTGACTGAAACTTCAAGTCACCATTTTTATCCCATTGCTCAACAATATTCCTTCTTTGCCTCCAAGATATCTCATAAGTGAATTGAGTACCATTTAAAACAAATATATTTATAATATAAATCCTCTTATCATCCATTTCTAAATTTAAACATATTAACCATTCTCTCTCTACGCTGAATATCATATCTTTTAACCGCTTCTAACGTAGTAAAATACCTATCAATTTTCTTATCACAATACCCTTCAAGACCACCTTTCTTTCCATTATTATTTAAATAATACTTAATCCGTTCCCAAATCCTTTTCCTGCTAACCTGCAATAATAAACCAGCCTGAAATACCGTTATACGATTAGGGTCGGCTTCTACCTCTATTCCATTATATTTTATTTTCTCTACCATATTTTACCTCCTATTTTATATTAACATATTGACAATGGGTTGTCAATAGACTTACTCCATTTCTTTTATTTCTAATGTAGCTTGGTCTATCAACTCGTTACCCTTATATATTTTTACAGTAGCAGAATTAAATAAATCCGCACTATAACTATCCATTCCTTTAATCATATCATCTATTGCACTATCATAATATCCCATTCCTTCTAATATTAAATTATGAATAGATACCATTTCTTCAGGTGGAGTCATTTCTTTTACTACTTTATAGTTATTTTTTACATTTACAGCATGACTCACAAATATAACCGCATCTGCATCACTCCAATTCCAAAACTCAGGAGTATTTATTAACTTATCAGACATATAATCAAAAGAATTTGAAACTGCTATTAAAACCTCAGACATTTTCTGATTATATACTTCTAAATCCTTATTCTTCTCCATTTCTATACCATTCTTTTCCATTTCTATATCAGCAGTTACTTCCTCAACCTGCTTATTTTCTACAACCTTTTTATCAGGCATACCAGTTGAACAACAAACAGAACAAATACACAAAACAATAATAAAAGACACTGCGAACACTATTATTTTTAGCAGTGAATTTCCCTTTTTCTCTTTCATAGGATTAAGATAAAAAATTAAATAATAAAATGCTTCAAAAACCAGATACTCACAAATAAACAATATAAAGACCACACAACTAAATCAATAATTAAATATATTTGTAATTTTCTTTTATCTTGTATCCTCTGAAATTTCCCCATAATCATCATCTAAACTTCTTTAAAATTTTCGCTATGTTCATTTTTTAAATTTTTCAATATTGTATCGTGAAACATATTTGCATAGGCAAACAAAACTAATACTTTACTTCTCGCATTCCCACACTCACCCTTTGGATATAATTCATCAAGTTTCTTCTCTAGTTTTTCAAAAAATTCTTTGTCTATTTTTATTTTGTTTTCTCATTTTTCTTTTTGGTAAATTAAATTTCCTCTGCTTTCTCTCGTAATTGTTCCGCTTTCTCAATCAATTCATCTGCCTTATCCAATAACTCTTGCTTCTTATTGTTCTTTTCAATGTCTATTTCAATTCCTGTTATAAATTCAAATCCCTCCTTAAAATTCTTCGCCTCTGGTATCGCAAGCAGCTTCTTCCATTGCTCTGATGTTACCTGTTCCCAGCATTCCTCCCATGTTTTTTTGTCTGAGCCCGACACAAAATCTTCTCCTAAAATATCTCCTACTTCCCCTACAATCTCATTATATCTCTCTTTTCCCACTTCCTTATTAAAAGCTCTATATCTTTTTTGCTGAAATGAATTTTCATCATTAAATTCCTTTGAATAACAGAAAATATTGTATTCTGTCATCCTTAAATCTCTGCAAGAGTTGCAATAGTAGCAAGAGTTGCAAGAGTTGCAAGAGTTGCAAGAGTCGCAAGAGTCGCAAGAGTTGCAAGAGTTGCAAGAGTAATTTGACATATTTTTATTTTAATAAATTAAATCTCTTCTGCTTTCTCTCTTATGCTAGTAATTCGTATTAGTTTCATCAAAAAAATCTAACATTCCTTTTGCTATAATTGTTGCAATTTGACTGTGAGTATAAACTTTTTCTTTCATTGTTCCATTGTTGTATTTTTGAATCCAAGAGATAAAATCTTCAATAGAATATAACTTTTCCATTTTAATTCTTTAAATAAATTAATTAGTTGTACGATTTTCTCGTACTACTCCAAGAAGTGAGCTAGCATGGTATAAGTCTTTCTATCTATACTTTTCGCTTTTCCGTTTTCATTGAGAAGGTTTACTCCTTGCTGGGCGATTCATGATATTTCCTTTATCCCTTTAATTCATCTAACTTCTCTTACCGTATCAAGGTCGAATTGGTATCGAGACGTCAATTATTATATCTGAAGTATTCGCAAGGTTAGACTGATAAGTGTCTAACTTCAATATCAAGCCATTGACAGAGATATAATAATCCAAGGCAGAATATTATATAATTACTGCCACATACTAGCTCGCTTCTGTTTTTAAGGTGCTAAGAATTAGTTTTAATCTTAATTAAGGTATCAATATGTTCATCTTTTTATATAACCTAAAATAAGCAAGTCTATCATTCTTTCCTTTTCTTTCAATAAATCTTCTACATACTTTTCAATCTCCCAATTCTCCCTATCTTCTTTTTTAAGCCATTCGTGAAATACTTTCATCTCTTTTATTTAAAAATTAGTAATAATATCCATCGTCTTGACCACTATCATATCCGTCACTAAAACCTGCTCTATATCCTCTTTTATAATCTTTATTAAAAATATATTCTAAGAGACTCATCGTATAATCGAATCTTTCTTCTGTCCCTTCATCAAATCCAACAACTTTTAAAACACTTCTAAGTTTTTTTCTAGTATCCACACAAAGTACTCCATCTTCTTTTAGATTTTCTAAAATTTTAATTAAAGTTTTTATTTTATTCTTTTTCATTTATATCTACTTGTTATATTTTAAAGTAAACTTTCATTAGGAATTTAATAATAATTCCGATTATAAATAAACCTATAACTAAACAAGATAAAAGAAATGTATTTGTAATAATATCAACTAGAGTATTAGATTTTTGTTTTAATTTTTTATTACTATTCATTTTTACTTTTTATAATATCCAAAATTCTATCTAATCTTCATTTTAATAAGTTAATTAAATTACTTGTAAACTGTAAATATATCACTATCTGTCTTATATTTTGGTGTTACACTCACAATTCCTCCATCCATAAACGCAGTAATCCAACAATAATGTTTCTTATCTTTTGCTCCAATAGATACTCTACCTTCTTGTATAACTGTAAGAACTTTATTTATAGCATCAATTTCACTTATATCTCTGTTTAATATCTTTATTATTATTTTCCTTTTAGTTTTCATTCTCATGTATTCTTATGTAATCTCATGTAAAAAATATAAAATTACTCCGATTTTGTTTTTTATTTTCTTATATGATAAAATATAACTACAATTCTTCAAGAAGTTCTCTTTTGAGAACTTTTTGTTTTATTGCTTTTATTTTAATAAGTTAATTAATATTTTTTCTGTTTAGTCTTTCTAGCCCTTTTATTTCTCAAATGATTATATTTCTTCTTATCTAAAAACCTTTTCTTATTCTCATGTATTGCTTGATTGCTTAACATTTTATACTCCTAATGATTTTAATTCCTGAGTCCTCAACTCAGCTAGAGACTTTAAATTAGATTCTAAAGACTTATGTATCCAGTAATTCTCTCTTAATCGTTCTACTTCTATTTCAGCATTATCAAGTAATTCTTGTACTCTCAAATGGTCAGAATGAGTAAATAAAGCAGCCTCCCGCATTTCCTTATTCTTAAACTCTCTACTATCCAAACCCAAAACAATATTTCCATCTACCTCTTTTAATCTCCTCTTTAAATCCTTCATTTTTCTAAGTGCCTCAAAGTAACTCATATTCTTAATCCTCAAATATTCAGGTATTCTTAACAATATCTGTTTTAAATCCTCTGAGCCTAATTTTAAATCAAGCTCATTAATTTTCATAGATTTTATTTCCTCTAATACACTTTTACTATTCTGCATTTTGATATAAATAATAAATTATCTATTACCATATTTTTTTATAGTACTTGCATCTGCTGGAACGCTACCTAAAATATTCTCACTTTCATCTCTAACACTAATCTTCTTATCTTTCTTTTCTTCCTTATAATTCTTATAAAACACATCAAATCCTTTTTTCATAGATAGCCTTACTAAATCCGCATCAAATTTATAACTAATCCGCTTATTCTTTTTTATTGCAATAACCTTTAATTCGCCAACTCTAGCCTTCTCATAAATAGAATCACGACTTTTATCGTGTAGCTTTGCCACTTCCGTACAATTAAAATATTTCTTGCTCATATCCTTAACTTTTAATAACTTAAATAGATTTTTTAGTATTTTCATTTTATTTAATTTAATTTTAAATTATCTTCACTTGTATTTTTAACAATAAATATCTGCCTCTTACCTATAATCTTCTCAATAACACTCGTATCAGTAATTAGCGAGGCATCATCTATAAAGAGGAAGTTTATGTTTTTATTATACTTTCGCTTGATTAAATCGCTTATAGCAAGTGAAAATGCAACTGATAACTTCATTTTCTCACCAGTTGATAATTGCGACTCTCTAACACCTCTTTTAAATACATTAAATACCTGCTTAACTCCATCAACTGACTTGAGATTTTCAATAGTTTTGATTTTAACTCCAGACGCATATCTACTAACAAGCTTCTCAAATAACTCAGTTTTAATCTTAACAATTTCTGCACTAACTCCTCTAGGCGATAATGCTTGACTTAATACCTTTAAATCTTCCAGTTCTTTATAATTTTCCTGAATTAAAAGTTTTAAAGCCTTTGCACCTTTTTTCAATTTATCAATTCGATTTCTCCTATCAGTCATAATAACTACATTCCCTTTATACTTTTCATACTTATCTTTCAAATCCCAAAACCTTTTTAACTCGCTATCCTTAACCATTTTACCTTCAATTTCCTTAATTTTTTCATTTATTAAACTAACCTTCTTCCGAGTAACTTTCGATAAGTCAGCAATTTTAGTAATTACTTCATGTCTTAATCTTTTATTTACTTCTAAATTATTCTTTATCTTATTAATTTTATCTCCAAGACTTTTAATCATTTCGTCATTTACTGATACCTTTGCTAATTTATCACCTAACTCATCATATTTTTTCATTAATTCCTTAATCATTTTCTTTGTATCAAACTTACTACCGCATAACGGACATTTATCTTTACTCTTTTCAATACTTTTAATACTATTAGAAACCGACTCCCGCTTAATTCTAATAACTGTCATCATATCCTCACCACCGATTGACTTTATAATTTTATTTCGATTGGAAGTTATATTACTAACACTAATCCTATCATCTTTAATATCTTCAATTACCTGCTTCAAACTTTTCCGAGCTTCTATTAATTCGTTATTACTATTTTCAATTTTATTCTTTTCCTCTACTAATTTATTATAATCAGAATTATAAGCCGAGCCTTTTTTAACTTTACCTTCTAATATTTGATACTCATTAATAATTTCATTTGAAATATTAGATACTCTAAAACTCTGCAAATCTACAACTTCCATACCCATTTGAGATAATTTCCCTTCTAAGTCCTTAATCACACCTTCTGTAGCTCTCAATTTTGCATTTATATCTCTATATTCCTCTATCATAAATCTATCTAACAAATCCTTGCATTTATATAAATCAAGAAATATCTTCTTCCTATCTATTTCGGGAATAAGATTTAAAACTATTTCCCTGCGTTCATTAAATCCAAGACTTAACCAGTAATTAGGATTAATTGCAGTGAGTAGGTAATCAGATTTAACCAAATATCGGTCTTCAAAGCCCCTAGAACTCTCTTTAGTGTTATTAAAGGTAAGATTAGTTTTATTTCCTAAAAATGACCTTGAAACAACCCCCAAGCCCTCAACATCTATACTAACATTCATATCCGACTCGCCATTTCTTATATATTTTGAAGTATCCGAACTATTGAATGGGGTTGTATTTAATAACGCATAAGTTATAGCCTCCAGAATGCTACTCTTTCCAACACCATTTCTGCCTTCTATAATATTCAAATCTTTAAACTCAAATTTATTATCCTTAAAGGATTTAAAGTTTTTAACAATTAACTTTTTTATCTTCATTAGATTTTAAAATAAAATAAATTTATAATTTATCCTTTTCATCTACAATCTCACCTTCATTAAAAGGATTATCATTATCCCCAACAATTTCACTTTTAGTAAGACTTTCATCTTCATAAGACTTATCAGGTACTTTCCTAGTATTAGCAGTATTACCAGAACCTACTCTTATAAAATCCACCTGTGAAGCTGATTTAACATCTTCCGAAAACTCAACTGATTCTTTATAACTATTCATCTTTACATCAAATTTCATATTATACCAGCTACGCTTTAACTTCTTATCTTCTGTTTTTTCAGTTATAATAGTTATATTAAAAAAGCATACAGGAATTGCATCTAGCGGAGCATTTATTTCTTTACTATTTAAAACTAAATTTTTCTCCTGCTCGATTAGTTTTGTATAATTTCCCCAGCCGCTTCTTTTAATAGTAATCATTACATAACCATATTTCTCACCATTATCCAACTTTATCTCCTTATCTAATTTTAAAAGCAATTTAACCACATTATCAGGAGCAGAACCTCTTTCTGATATAAACTTATCTTTTATATCCTGATTAACAAACTCTTTACTACCATAAACTATACCCGTTTCGTCCCATAACTCACTACCAGATTGCTCACCTATAATTGTACCGCTAATCTTATCTAACAAATCCTTACTAGAATTACCGTTCTGACTTCTGATATATAACTTACCATAATCCTTCATTGTAATATCCTCAAAATCACTAAATTTCTCTACCTGCTTATCAGATTGTAAGATATTCAGATACGGATAACTTGTTTGTAGCTTTTTGTAAGTAGAACCAGTAACACCTCCAAAATCCGTACTGATTTTACTTTCATCTGCTTTTATTAAAGCTTTTTCCTTTTTTACCATAATTAGAATTTTAAAAAATTAAATATATATAAAATAACATAATATTTAATATATGTCAAGGGGTGTTCAACCACTCTAAACTCTGATATCCTGTAAAACAATAAATATATAAAGATTCTAATGTACTAATCAACTTTATCAATTTTTTATACAACTCCGTTTCTGGCACATCTCCTTCACAACATTGATAACTTATACAATGTAAATACTTTATACATTGTAAAACAATCTTTGTATCTAAATCCACCAGATATACTTCCTCAATATATTTCTTACCCTTATTAATTTCATGATACCTTTAATTCACAGATTCAAAATTCATATCTATTAAATGATTTACAAAATCTATAGTATTCATACCAATAAAACTTCTCACAGCACTTATTTTAAACTTACTCAATACTCCTAAAGTTTCTAAAACATTTCCAACCATCTGATAAGTTTTTATCGATACTATAAAAGCACTCATATTAATAATTTAAAAAATAAAATTAAGAACCGAATAAACAATATAAAGCCCACATCACTAATACCATAATTACACAAGATATTTTAGTTAAAAACTTATTCTCGTTTACATTTCTAATATTCTTACAATCTCGATTATTGTATTTCATTGTCCCAATCCTCCTTACCTATAAAGTCATTAAATAAATTCTTATATATTATCTTATGACATTTTATCCGATAATCTCTATCAATTCTTTCTCGTCTTATTGCTTCTTTTTTTGATATTTGTTTCATTTTATTAATTTTAAAAAATAAAATATTATAAATACTTTATAAATTCTTCAACCTAACTTAACAATTCATCAACTGTATTATCTATTATATTATCCAATTCTGCATCTTGCTTCTTGTTTGGGCCGTCTTCATCTACTTCTACTGTATCCCATTCTCTCTGGGCTTGTGCCATAATCTCACCTATTACTTCTTCATCTTTTTTCAAAAATTCAGCAATCTCATCGGATGAAATTCCGTTTCCGAAATACTCAACAATCATTCCCTTTAACATGTCTTGTTTTTTTATCATAATATTAAAATAAAAAATTAAATTATTATAAAGAGTATATAATATAAATAAGTATATGTCAAGGGATTGTCGGTCAATATTTATATTTAATTTATGACTTATAACTTTAAAATAGAGGCTTTATAACTATATTGATTATATTTATTGATTATTCAATAAACTCGTTTGCTCTTTTTGAAACTTTCCCAGATAGTAAATTACTTCACCTCGTTTTATACCTTTCTTTGTAAATATTGAAATTCCATCTTTTCTAATATTATAAATTATCGCACTTATTCTAGGTATATATAAATGCAAATAACCCTCAAAACTTCCAATTCCTTGATAACCTCTTTCTTCCAACAACTCCATTATCCTTTCTTTCTGAGATTTTTTATTATTCATAAATAGATTTTATAAAAATTAAAATAAACTTATTCAATCTTTGCCAAATCTTTGTTTATTCCATCAGCTAATCTATCTAATCCTTCAGTCTTGCTAGTATCAACTGGCTTTCTAGGCAGAGGTAATAATTCTTTAAGGCTACAGCCATTTACATCTATACTCCAATTATCTTTGCAACCCTGATTTTTTGTATGCCAATATCCAAATATACACTGCCATAAACCTTTAGCCGACTTTTGTGTTTCAATAATATGCTCCTCAGAAAATATACCAACTATATGTGAGCAACGAAACCAGCTTTCACCAAACTGAACAATCTCAACACCTGCTTCTATAATTTTCTTTAATTCTTCAGCTCCTTCATCTGTTATTGCCAATAAACCACCATCAAATAATTTTATATATTTCATATTTTTACTACCTCCTTTCTTTTAGATTTGTAAGTTTGAATAATCCTTTGAATGTTATAAAATAAATACCTCATAGAAGTTAGATTTGAAACAAACCATTTATTCGATAAACCTATTTGAATCAGAATTTTAAAACTCTCTACTTCATCTCTTTCGGGAGCAATCTTTTTTAGCCTTAAAAACACGAGACGGCAATATTGACGGTTTTGTTTACTAGAACCGTCAAGTGTTCCCTGTATTTTACCTTCAAAAAAACTAATACATTCACTTATCTTTAAGTTTTCGCGGGTGTGTTTGTAAACCTTTGGTTTACCTACTACTTTAGTAGTAGTATTCTTACCTAACCTAACCTTACCTAACCTAACCTGTGGCAACCTTTGGTTGTCATTTGGTTTACCATTGGTTGCCATTTGGTTGTCATCTGGTTTACCATTGGTTGCCATTTGGTTGTCATCTGGTTTACCAAGTCGATTATTAGTTGAATCTGCAAGTAATTTAAGTTCTCTCTTATATATTTTTAAATATTTTGAAGGAGTATATCTATCTTTCCTAATAACATTATTTTCTTTCCAATTTAAAACTACTAAAACCCTATCATCAAATATCTCTACAAATCCTTTTGCTTTTAATATTTTTAAATCATCAGGTTTGGAGTCTGTCATTCTCATAATCGTAAAATGCTCACAAAATCCATCATCATCTGCATTCATACCTAAGTGAAAATATAAATTTTGTGCCGACTGTGGCATCATTAGAAAATTGCTGGAATTAGTTATTGTTTTTGAAAACATCCTACGTTGTGCCATTTTGTTTTATAATTAAATTATTAATTATTTTTATATTACTTACATAAATTGTTTATTTCTTTTTTAAACGCTATTCTAGTTTCCTTTAATAATTACATTTATATTGCTATATATCGGTTATTTTTAAAATTAAATCGAATTTATATAGCCTAGAGCTAAGTTTGTTGGTAGCCCCCCCCTCCCCCATAAAGGAGATTAAATTTATAACGACTTGTCTCTTTTTTATTTGAGGGTCTATTATTGTCAACCTATCAGCTTCAAAGTGTATTATAATTGTGTTATAATAGTAATTGAAGGGAAAGGGGCTTGTTTGACGTGAGCAATCCCTTTCTTTCTTTCCACACTGACCAGTTCTCCACTATTTAATACCTCATCATTTAAAATCTCATCATATAGCCTAGAGAGTACGTATTGGCAGGAGTACCAACCCACTGTGTGTGGCTGCTTATTCTGCATACCTAGAATGCTTGGAAGTTTATTTATAGACGACAAATAAGCATTTGAAGCCCTGCGTCTATTATATCTAGGATAATTAAAATAATTACTTGAAGTAAATGTCTTTTTGTATTTTAAATTCTTGTTGAACATATTTAAAAATAGCACAAGACAAAAAAAAAGTCAATAAAATGCAAAAATCCCCACTATGTCCAACGAGGAAATGGGGACTCTTGCTATTTAACTTTAACACAAAACGCATTTTAGAAGAAATGCAATTACAATTTACTAGAAATCTATTTAAATGTCAAGTAAAAAAAGAGAGTCCCTATCTGCCCTAGGAAACTCTCTAAACTGCCACGAAACCTATCCGCAAAAAAGAAAGACGAACTGTACAAAATGTATTCAGATAAATAATAATTGAAAATTTTTATTCTGTCAAGTTCTGTCTATTAGCAGACAACTCCCTAACCTGCTGATTCAAATTCCTATATTCTTTTAAAACATAATCTGTCACTATACCATATAAATCCTGTTCTGAAACTATTAAAGGATAACCAATACTAGCTTTATATAAAAAACCTAAAACAACTTGCATAATAGCTGTTTGCCTTTCATTAATCCAATTTCTAACTTCTGGAGAAATTTGTACTCCCTCCATTACTGCACTATCAATTTGTGAGTTATCTAAAACATCATTCACTTATATAAAATAAGAATTAAGTTATTCCATCACTATTATTATACGGAAATCCAATTAATGCAACTGTTTCTGCATTATGGTTTTGCTCAGGGCCGCTATTTTTATCTTCCTCACAAACTACCTTTACATCAGTTGTGCCAAGTTCTTTAATTCTAGAACTGCACGGGTCTGTATCGGAATAAGTCTGTATTTGATGAAATATTAACGGATTATTACTCCAAGTCTGAGTCCAAGTCACAGTTTTCCAGCCATCTGAAATACCCTGCACATCTGTTGGAACTTCTAAGTCAATCGGCAAGAACGTATTATCACTTGTCATATCTAAAGCAATCCAATAAATTGTACCATTTATTGTAGTGCTATCTCCCTGAGCATTTTCTAGTTTAACCTGAAATCCAGCAGTAGTTCGATTTTGGATTCTTACATTGCAATAATGACCATCGGAAGTCTGATAACTGCAAAGTACTACTGGTGTATTTACAAAAGTTTCTGAAAAGGCTACAGAGCTAAAATTGCCATCATTTTCCTCTACCTTGTTAGCTTCAAAATAAATACCGCTTGGCAAATAACCTGTACCTGTCTCTACTAACATATACGCCACACTTTCATTTGCATGGTCATCTGTATTTTCAGGAGTTTCAATTACTCGAACCTTAATTACCTGCTCATCTTCATTACCAGTTATATCCGCTATTACATTACTTTCTTCAGAATCATTATAAGTATTCATACAAGCAACTAAAATCGGGTCTTTATATTTCCTTCTATATGCAATTTCAACTAAATCTTTATTTACTGTCATCTTACCCATTTCGTAAGTGCCTATACCGACTTTATAAGACGAACTTGAATATTCTTGATTATTCAATCGCCTATTAATATCCATTAACTGTCGTGTAATAAACTGTCTCCTGTCCTCTACTACAACTTTAATATAATCTAAATGATATTCGGTAGTAGTTATTATCAAGTTTTCCCCTATATCTAAATTACTGCTTAAATTTAGTATCCTACAAGTATCACCTGGCTTAATACTTTCGATATCATATCCAATTCCGCTATTATTGTCGAATATAATAAAACTAACCGCACTTAAAGGCTGACTAGAACTATCAAGATACTTTTCTGTAATTCTAGCAAACGTATCCCATCTCGTTATATTTCCATCATTTACAATTTGAATATTCTTATCATAATCATCAACTGCTGTCTGTCTGAATACTAATCTAGTTCTATCACTTGCAGTTTGAGCTTCATTATTCCAAAATAAAATACCAGTTCTAATATTTCCATAACTCTTTTGAAACGAAAACTCATCAACTATATCTCTACCAAATGTGAATAAGTGGTCTGGTATATTTGAAATCTGCTTAAAATACAATATTCCTTCATTATCAAGATACCAGTACCAATCAACAGGACAACTCTCCATCAAAACATTTAAAGCTTCAAAACAATTTTTATGATTAAATGGATATGTTATTAAATAACTAACACCTATCGAATCGACACTACTAGCCGAATAATTCATGTGCGGATTATCTCTAAACGCTCTATATTTATCAACAATACTTTTGAAAACATCTGATGGCAACTGGTCTGTATGCTGTATTGAAGCATCCCCACTATCTATATACGGAGTCTTCTCAAATTCCGAAGTGTAGCCCTCTATTCCCAATTCTACATATTCTGCATTCCCACGAACTGTTCCCTGTACTATACCAATTAAACCGCAATATATTCTTACGCCAGACGGAGTATCTCTATCTTGAACCCAGATTACTACTTGATTACCACCATTATATAATTGATTTGTTTCTATATCTTCTATCTCCTCAGGTATTGAAATAGTCATATTCGCACTTCCGCCATTCATAATACTTGAAAATTGCACATCTATAATTTCAGGTATAACACCTAAATAATTTCCATTTTTATCTGAAACTTGAGCATAAGTTTTCTTCTCTCTAATATAAGTTCTAATACCTAATCTACCAGAAGTACATGTAATACCTTCACCTATTATCGTACAATATCGCTCCGAAACTGCTAACGCTTTACCATGTATTTTAGCATTTCGTTCCGAATTGGCCTCTAGTTTACCACGTATAACCGCATCTCTTTCGCTATTAGCTGTATCTTTACCATGAATTACTGCATTCCGTTCGCTATTAGCTGTATCCTTGCCGTGAATTACAGCGTTCCTATCTGAGTTATCACTTAACTTACCATGTATAACCGCATCTCTCTCGCTGTTGCCTATATTTTTACCATGAATAACTGCACTTCGTTCACTACTTACATCGATACTACCATGTATAACCGCATCTCGTTCTGAATTAGTAATTAGAAAACCAGTAATAATAGCAAGTCGTTCTGAACTAACACTACCTTCAACTTTAATTGTAGCATTACGTTCCGAAAATGTACTTGACTTACCAGTAATTATTGCATTTCGCTCAGAAGTTGAAACAATACCTCCTATTATAATTGCGTCTCGTTCTGAATTACTTGTCAATTTACCAGTTATAATAGCATTCCTTTCGGAACTTATAGATAATTTACCTATTATAATTGCATTTCGTTCTGAATAACTAGATAATTTACCTGTTATGATAGCATTTCGTTCCGAGTTATCAGATAATTTACCAGTAATAACAGCATTACGTTCCGAATCTGAAGTTGATTTACCTGCTATAATTGCATTCCTTTCAGAAGTTGAAATTGCTTTGCCAGTTATTACTGCATCTCGTTCCGAAACCGAAACAACTCCGCCTGTTATAACTGCATCTCGTTCCGAAACCGAAACAACTCCGCCTGTTATAATTGCTCCTCGTTCACTATAAGAGGTTAATTTACCAACTATTACAGCATTACGTTCAGAACCTACAGCCAAACCGCCATGAATAATCGCATTTCGTTCCGAATTAGATACTGATTTTCCCGTTATAATAGCACCACGTTCAGAACTTGAAATTGATTTACCCGCTATAACAGCTCCTCGTTCAGAATTTGAAGTTGATTTACCTGTTATAACCGCACTTCGTTCAGAATTTGAAATATCCTTTCCGTTTAATATTGCATTTCTCTCACTGCTAATAACTATCTTACCAGATATAATCGCATCTCGTTCTGAACTTACAATTAAACCACCTGTAATAACTGCACCTCGTTCCGAATTAGATATTGACTTACCAGTTACAACAGCATTTCGTTCTGAATTAATACTTAATTTTCCTGAAATTACTGCATTCCGTTCTGAAACTGAAATTGACTTACCTACAATAATTGCATCTCTTTCAGAATTAACGATTACTCCT